TGAAGTCAAATCAATCAGTTCTGTTATCTAGAACCATTCAGATCCGCAGAGGTAGTTTATGGAGTTTTTGCAACGCTCGATTGCGAAAAAGATCTTTTTAATTCCGGTAATTGGCACTTTAATGTTCTTAGTGTTCCTGGGATTATCCACCCGCACTGCATTAACTAGCGTGCACACATTAGAGCATACCCGCGACGTCCAATTCCCTGTTTTGCAGCGCTCTGAAAGTGCATTGGTACAACTCGAACGAGTGAAAGAGTCACTATCTGGTGCTGTGACAACTGGCGATGAAGAAGCCCTGAAAACGGCAACTAGTTTTGCCGAGCAGTTAAAAAAATCACTGGCGGAAATAGTTCAACTCGAGAAAGCATCAGCATCAGACATCAACCAAATCCAAAAAACCTTCGACGAGTATTACAGTGTCGCCTTTAAAGTATCGCAAGAAATGGTTACCAACACAGCCGATATGGCATCTATTGGTGAGCGCTCGCAAAAAATGAATGCTTTTTATGATGAAAGTAATAAAAAGCTCTCTCTATTTCGCGACACACAATTAAAAGAATTTAAAGACTCGATTGAAGATGCAAGCTCCCAAGCAAGCGGGTTGATCACTGTAGGTGCGATTATGGGATTAATTACCTTTTTGGCGCTGTTTGGCACTGCAATCCCTGTCGTAAATAACATCAAAAATAGCTTGGGTCACATCATTCGCTCACTACGTGACTTAGCAAAAGAAGATGGTGATTTAACCGTACGTATCAAAACAAACTCGAAAGACGAGCTTGGCGATTTAGTGTATTGGTTTAACTCGTTCATGGAAAAGCTACAAGGAGTGGTCAAAGAAATCGTAAATACAGCCCTGCCACTGTCGTCATTAGCGCAAGACTTACACCATTTGACCGAAGATACTAACAGAACCATTTCGACTCAGCGTGCTGCAGCTAATGAAACTCGTAGTGCAGTAGATTCTATGCGCCACAGTGTCATTGCTGAGGCAAACAGCGCTAACGAAGCATCAAATGCAGCAAATGATTCGAGTAACGCAGCGGACAGAGGTCAACAAACGGTAGGTGTCACTGTCAACAATATTCGCCAACTCGCTGATAATGTTCAAGAAGCCTCCGATGTTATCCTTAAACTTGAAACCGATGCCAATCAAGTCGGTGCAGTACTTGATGTGATAAAGGGTATTGCGGAACAAACGAATTTACTGGCTCTAAATGCGGCAATTGAAGCAGCTCGAGCTGGGGAACAAGGTCGAGGTTTTGCAGTTGTTGCAGACGAAGTTAGAACACTGGCATCGCGCACTCAGAAGTCTACCGAAGAAATCCAGAAGACGATCGAGCAATTACAAAGTGCAGCGCGCTCCGCAGTTCAGAAAATGCAGCAGTCTCGTGGTCAAGCCGAACACAGCGTTTCATCTGCAAATCAAGCGGGTGATTCACTGCAAGCCATTACTAGTAGCATTCGACGGATTCGGGAGATGAACCAACATATTGCTGCAGCTACTGACGAACAACAAAAGATGGCAGGCAATATTGTCGGACATGTAGAGGAAATCGTTCGCCATACTGAACACACATCGCAAAGTGCTGATCATATAGCTAAAGCAAGTAGTGAATTGGCAAACTTGGCTCAGAACTTAGAAAACGTTGCACGTCAATTCCGAGTTTAGCTTAGGCATGCGGTAGAACTCCGTTCTACCGCTTTTGTCATTTTTTAACTCTAGTGAATAAATGTCGTGTAAGTAGTTAAGAAAATAAAATTAAAAAAAGCCCCACTGTAGTGGGGCTTTTTATTGAATCTTGGCTATTGGTCAAAGCTTACTTCAATATGGACTTTGCCAAACTCAGAATCAAAAGGCATCAGGATTTTAGGACCATCACATTTATGTGTAATTGTGTGTCCTTTTCCTGAAACAACTACTGGGGTTGCCATAGAAAACTCGTACCCTTTTTCACCAAGGATCCGCTTCGCACCACCAGTAACCATGTTGGTTATTTCGCCAACCATGTCTGTCACTTCTTCATTGATAGTTTTGGGGCGTTCACCGAGCATCCGGAACATAATTTCCAGCGCCAATGACTCCTCAAAACTTACCGAAAAAGAGCCTTTTGTTTGTGGACCAATCATCCCTATAAGGCCAGAGACATCGCCACGGGCAATCTCGTCCTTTTTCAGTCGCGGTTGACCAGGAACAATAGTCGTATTCGCCATCGTGCCTAACACGTTCACTAATGACGATAAGAATGGATTTACGTACTCAACATTCATGTAACTGACCCACTAATTATTTGCATACCTATTCGGAGGTCCCTAAAACTTAGGTTAGGCGCAAATTATCAAAGAAACAAGTCTACCTTGTTGTTTTTGAGGTACTTTCCGCAAGGATTTTTCCAAAAAAACCAGCAAGCACCATTTCGCACCATAAAAACTAGGCTATTCGCCGTCCGCCGAGCACTCTTTGCATAAGCCTCTTGCTTCAATAGTTTGTTGTTGAATCACAAAACCTTTCGCAGCAGCTAGAGCCGCGAACTCATGAAACAACATATCCGAATGCAACTCTTCAACCTGGCCGCATCCCTGACAAATCAACAATTGTGCAGGATGATGGTGTTCAAAGTGGTGGCACAGCATAAAAGAGTTATTGGACTCAATCTTATGAATAAAGCCTTGCTCAGTAAGAAACTCAAGCGCTCGATAAATAGTCGCAGGCTTAGCTGCTGGTTCAGTAAGTTTTAGTTGCTCCAACAATTCATAGGCGCCGACACCTGACTGCGTGGCAGCTAGCAACCGAAAAACTTTTTCACGGATTGATGTAAATCGTGCACCATTTTGCTCGCAAATTAGACGAGCACGGCTAACAAGAGATTCAACAGACATTTGCAGCAACCTGTATTTTCAATTGAAAAACAGTGTATCACACAAAAAGCTAGAGAAAATCAGCTCGCTTTGAACGCTCTAGCCCGAATTAAGTTAAAATGCGGCATAACTTTTTTGGAGGCCATTGTGGATCATCGCTTTTCTGTAGCCCCTATGCTGGATAGGGCAGACACACCGCCAAAGCTTAGTGCTGCAACACACTGAAAATCACGCTACCCTATTGTATACCCCGACATTTTTCAAGACGTGATTTGTATACCTGACTTCGTGTGCATCATTTTGTGATTTACCTTTAAAAATTCGCGGTAAACAGACAAAAAAATGAGCGTATTTTGGGGAAAATTAAGCCCCTTTTTAGTGGGGCTTACATTGAACTGAAGAAAAAAATTCTCAGAGCCAAAACAGTAGTGAGTGCATTTTCCTAGAAGTGACTGATATCTAAAGCTTGCAATGCACCATTTACTTCGACTTAAACACTTTCAGTTGCTTGTTAAAATCAGAAGCCAAGCGTTCCATCTTTTCAGTTTGCTGGTTGTATAAAGCGGTCAAAGGCCCATTCGGTTTCCCTTTACCTTCAAATTCTAGACAGGCCAAGTAGTCCTGAGTTAAGGCAAGGTAATCTTTAACAAGCTTTTGAGCCTCTTCCATCTGCTGCGCAGTTGCCGTAGCCCCGTCAGGAATGGCGGGAGGCTCGTTGATAACGCACCCTGCTTTACTGGCGCTAGTACACAACAGCAGCGCTATAGCTATCGACAAAGCTGGTATTTTTTTCATGTTAGTTGGTTTCCGCTCAATCAATACATTTGCGTGTAAGTGTAGATGCTTTTGCAGACATGAAAAAAGCCCCATTCGGGGCTTTATCTCAAACGCAGTGAAGCATGCGCCAACACTCTAGACCCATCGGCGCGAATGGAATGTCATCGTCAAACGGCGGCGGCTGCATTGCTGGTGCATTTCCTGGTTGTTGCCATTGCGGTGATTGGAATCTACCGCTCGCCACGCTCAAATCACTTTGACTTAAACACTTCATATTGCTTGCTCAAATCCGATGCCAAGCGCTTCAGCTTTTCAGTTTGCTTGTTGTATGATACGACCCACTCTTGATCTTGTTTCCCTTTGGACTCGGATTCCAGACAGGCAAAATACTCCTGAGTTAAAGCAGTATATTCCTTAACAAGTTTTAGAGTCTCTCTCATTTGCTCATCAGTGGCGGTAGCTCCGTCAGGAATGGCCGGCGGTTCATTGATAACGCATTCAGCAAAACTGTTGCTGGCGCAAAGCATCAAGGTTACGGCTATAGCCAAAATCGGTCTTTTTTTCATGTTAGTTGGTTTCCGCTCAAGCAAGGCATTCGCGTGAAAGTGTACATGCTTTTGCAGACATGAAAAAAGCCCCAATCGGGGCTTTATGTCAAATGCAGTGAAGCATTCGCCGACACTCTAGACCCATCGGCGCGAATGGAATGTCATCGTCAAACGGCGGTGGCTGCATTGCCGGCGGCATTTGCTGGCTGTAACCTTGAGCCTGGCGATTAGCGGCAGAGTTCGGGAATGGCTGCCCGCCCCGTGGAGACTGCTGTTTGTACTGGGGCTGTTGTGGCACCTGATAGTTACCGCCCGCTACAGTGGCTGGGGCTGGCTGTGCTTGAGTGCCTTCTGGTTTACCGTCCAGCATCTGCAACTCACCTGCGATAATCTCAGTGGTATAACGTTCTACGCCTTGCTGATCCTGCCACTTGCGTGTGCGTAAGCGTCCCTCGATATACACCTTGCTGCCTTTGCGCAGGTATTCACCGGCTATCTCGGCCAAGCGCTGATAAATCACCACGCGATGCCATTCGGTTTGTTCTTTGCGTTCATTAGTCTGTTTGTCTGTCCAGCTTTCGCTTGTGGCCACTGTGATGCTTGCCACGGCTCCGCCTTGGGGCATATAGCGCACTTCTGGATCCGCGCCCAAGTTGCCAATCAAAATTACTTTGTTAATTCCACGAGCCATTTTTATTCCTTGTAAATGCCAGGCTACTGGTCGTAGCCGGTGATTTTGATACCGCGCATGCGTTCGCGCTTGCTGTGGTCGTCACGGCAATCGGCATCGCAGTATGAGTGGGTTGGCGCCAGTGAGACGCCACAGTTGAGGCAGTAGCCATGGCCGAACTCTTTGGCCGCGGCTCTGGCTCTGTTGATTTGGTTTTCACATGAGAACTGAGTCAGTTCCTGTGCTTGGTCGATGATGTCAGCCATTACTCACCGCCTTGCCACATTTTGTCGGCGTATTCGCTGGCAATTTTATAGTCAATGAAGTTCTGTGCGGCGAACCGCATAATAGCGGCTGCTATAACATCGCGCAGGCATTGCAGCGGTGTTGCGTGCACCTTGTTGTATCCATTTCGCATTGCGTGAAACATTTCACCAATTGCGGTTTCCATTTCGGCTGTGCCTTCTTCGCAATTGTCCATATCGTCAATTGCTCCACACAGATTTTGGTAAGCTGAACGCAATGCCTCAACCTGTGCCGCCAACGCATCGCGCTCTTCAATCAATTCAGCGTTGCGGTCGTTGGCTGCGTCTACTTCCTTGGCCAGTGCGTCACGCTCGGCTTGGGCTTGCTCCCACTTTTGCATAACTTCGTTGTGCTTCTCCGCAGGAACGAAAAGGCCAAGACCTACAACTTGAATAATGCCCGACCCATTTCCGTCAAATAAAACTTTGTGACCCATATCTCACTCCAGCGGCACTAGGCCGCGCTCAATTCTGGTTGGTTGTTAAGTGCAATCAGCTCACGGCCGGCGGCTAACAGTGTGTCGCGGTCAACGTGGCTAACGATTGGTGCGGCGCGTCCGAATGGATGCCAAATCAGGAACATGCTGCCTTTGTTGTTGCCAGCGGCTGGTTTGCCAGTAACTGGGTCCAGAAAGCTAATGCGACCGCCGACAATGAAACGAACTTCATTGCAGGTCTTGATTGCTTCGGCGTACCAGCCGACGCTTGTGTCGGCCATCACCAACATCACGCAGCCGATGCCATTGGTTTGCGCTTGCTCCGCAGCTTTTCTAACCCACGGTCCAATGTCTGAGTAAGGTGGATTGCACCACGCGTAGGTGTTGACGCATTCGCGATAATTCATCCAGTGACGGCTTAATGAGTCATCGTCTTCAGTTATATAGTTGGTGCACAGTGCATTTTCAGCACTCGCTGCCACATCGATTTTGAAGTTGAATTCAACGTCCAGAGCTGCGAACAGCTCCGGAGGTGTACGGTATGCGTCGCGGTTCATGCTGCGCTCTCCATGCATTCCATATACGAAATCACGGATTCAACAATCAGCTCAGCTGCAGCGATTTGGCCGGAGGTTCCTGACTTCATGTTGCCGTTTTCATCGACCAAGTTGCCTTGCCACATATCAGCCGATTTGCTCCAATCAAGCTGAGCCAGTGCTTCACCCACAGAAATCAGTGAAAACCTATTGCCTTTTCTTGATTTGATAAGCGCATATGCACGACCAATAGCCATCAGGCCCGCTGCAGTGAAGGCCACGCTGTTGGCTGCAGCCTCACGCAGTGCGATGCACTCTTTGTCGTCTTTAGTTGCTGCAATCCGCTCTGCGAGATTCCAACCCACAGCCGGTGCAACGGTATTCCACCATGAGCTGATGCTGCGCACTTCAAATTCGTTTGGCACTTGCTTGGCTTTGAGTGCCAAAGCGAGGCGGCTGGCCTGCACTGCATGACGGAATGAGAAAAGGGTGTTGTGTGATTTGGCGATGTTGTTTTCGTGGTCGATGCGGCCTTTCCAGGCGTCAACCTTCTCGATTTGCTCAGCGATGGCAGTCACAGCATCATTGCGGCGGTCATAGACCATGTTCAGACTGGCGCTTACAGCTTTGGCGTTGCTGTTGATGTCAGAGAACGCTTGTTGCCGGTCTTCCAGTGTCATGTTCACAAATAGCTGAATAGTGACTTGCTGCCCCTTCAGTGTTGGCATGCGCTCCTTCAGCGCGGCCATGATGCCAGTTGCCCGGTGCTGGCCATCGAACAACTTAATGATGGCATCCATTGACAGGCTCAGCTCACCGACTGAAGACTTTGCTCCAGCAGTATTGAAAATCAGCGTTTCGTCTTCAACAACACCGGTTAGCGCTGGCAATACAAAACTTTCAGGATTGTCCAAGATGTATTGGCTGATCGCCTTAGCTCGTTTAGGGTCTACCGCGCGTTGGCTGCGGTCCAGAACGTTACCTGTATCAATAGCCAGTAACCGAGCCAGCATGCCGAAGGGGATGCACGCAGTGTAAAATGTGCGACCACCTTGGACCCCGCGAGCAGCAGGAAAGTTAAAGCGCATATCATCCATCACACCACCTCCAACAAAACAATCTGAGTATCTTCAAAAACGCTTTCCAAATAGAAATCGTCGTTCTCTTCGTATTCGACATAGAACAGAGCGCCGTCTGGCTCGTCGATAGTGCAATTGCTAGGGTCAACGATGCCGCCAAACCGCAACTGCACTTGGCCATCGCCGAGAACCTTGGTCACAACAACACAGTGCATGCTCAACATTTGGTAGAGGCCGAATTGGTCCACGGCTTCAATGCCGGTAATTGTTTTGCCGGTGATCATGCTGCCACCTCACGAGGTGCAGCCATGGCCGACAGTGATTGGTAGATTTGGCTGACGTACTTAGCCTGGTGAATTGCATCGTCCAAAGCGTTGTGTGCAACACCGGCGATTTGTGAGTGCTTGGGGTCGATACCCAGCAGTGAGCGGCCAAGGTCGACGATGGTGCGAACACAGCGCTCGTTGGAATAGCGCCAAGGCAACTTGATGCCAACTGCAGCAAACGCTGTGGCAAGGATGGCGCAATCAAAGCTTGGACCATTGCCCCACACAAACGGCTTGTGTTCTTCGCTGTGGATCTCAATCCACGCAGCAAATTGGTGCAGGGCAACGGCCACAGGCAGCGCATTAGGGCAGTTGAGAGCGGCACGAACTACCTCACTCTGCTTTTCCCACCACGCGACAGTGTTTTCGTCAACATCCATCCATGTATCTTCGCAGCTACGGCGAGTCACAGTGCGATAGAATTTTTCGCCAAGCTCGCCTGTTGCCGGGTTGAAGAACACGGCTCCGATGCTAACCAGAGCGGCGTTCTTGGCAGTGCTCAGCGTTTCGATGTCGATCATGATGTGGTTCATGCTGCCACCTTCAAGTCGTTCTGAATTTCGGTGAGTACCGTCGCAATGGTTGGATCCAACAGAGCGGATAAGCGCTCAAGGACTGCCAGCTTGGTTGGTAGGTTGTTGATTTCGCGTTTAGTCAGTGCAGAGCTCAGGTTGGCAAGCGCTGCCTCAATGTCTGTTGGTACAGTTCCAGTGATGGCCAGTTCAAACGCTGCGGGTACATCAACCTCGATCACGTCTTCAACCACCTCGACGGCTGCCAGGACTGGAATTGCTTTCCAGTAGCCGTTGCCATACTTCTGAGCTAATCGACGTGATTTAAGCTCGTTCAGCAATGAGCGAACTACGCGCACATCGATACCAGACGCTTCGGCAATCTTTGTTGCCGATACTGGCTCGGCCATAAATTGAAGTAGAGCCTCAGCCTCAGGCGCTTGTTGCTCGGCAACATCATCGCCAAGCTCCATCAACGATCCTGCTTGTGGCAAAGCGTGAGCAGCTGTCGCCATGCTTAGCGCGCGTCGGCCAGTGTCAGTGATGGCCAGCTTGACGCCCTCCTCTTCAACCAGATCTTGAGCAATCAGCGATGTCACCATATCGCCAAGCACTTCAGGGTCTACGCCAATCGTCCGCGCCAGTACCGGTGGTGTCATTGGCCGCTCGGCCAGTGCACTTAAAATTTCCTTCATAACTACCTCAAGCTGCTCGGTGGATGTTTTCTTTGGATGCCAATTCGCGGCACTTGTCGATGTGCAGCGCTAAATCGGACAGATGGACCAGCCACGGGCTTTTTTGGCTTGAGCTGAGTCGGAACGCGGGTACAGGCAATGTGCACTTCTGAGCGCTTACAGACGCCTTCTGAGAGGACATGCCGAAATATTGGTTACAGATGCTTTCGAGCGTCACGGTTGCTTGGCCATTGAATTGAGCCATAAGCATCCAAAGGGTTGGGCTAGTCATAATTCGGACCTCACGCATTGGCGCCAAGACGGCGCATGACGAAGTTGCGACCTTTTTCTGAAAGGGCATAACGATTGGTATAGGTGCGCAGCAGCCAGCCAAATGAGGCCAAGTTCTCTAGGACTGACTCCGCTTGCGAGCGACAATCAAACACCCCGGATTGCAGCGCTGCGTTTATGCCGCATGCATCGTCACTTCCACCCGAATTGCGATAGATGACGTACAGTGCCGAACGCTGAATGGTAGACAGTTGTTTTTCTGTGCCAGGCAAAATGGCCTCTGCTTCAAACTGTCCATTTTGGATACATACGCGGGCTGAGTAGCCTGTATTGTGTGTGATGCTTTCCTTTATCATTACTGCTGACTGCAAGCTCATGTGAACCTCCGTGGTTATAATCGCTATGCAGTGAATATAATCACCCTCAAATCCGATGTCAACCACAAATGATGAATATATTCACCGCTTGGATATTTTTTCAATCAGCTGAGAAATGCTTGAATTGGTTTGGTCGCAGTTAAGCAAAGTGAGGCTTCGAGCTATTTGCTCGGCTGATGGTGAGTGGCCAGCAATGCCAAGAATGTAATTGGGAGAGACTTTAAGAACGGAGCATATTGCAAGGAGCTGATCAGTCTTAAACTCTGCTCCTGACTTAATTTTAGATATTGTACCTGCGCTGTAACCCGTTGCCATAGCGAGCGAATCCCGCGTGAAGCCGGCATGCTTCATCGCTTTTGCGATTCGTTCTCCACGAGCTTTATCCATCGAATAGTCTCAACAGGTTATGGATTTCGACCATACAGCAAGTCAGGCTTTCCTGCCGTCAGGCTTTTAGACGGAAAACAATCAAAGCCGTCATTTTCCCAAAACGCAGATGACTCGTTGTAGCCAAGTTGTATCTATTTTTGGTATAAGATGATGTTCATAGTCACCGCATTGGTGATTATGATGATCAATGGAGGGATTTACAATGAAAATAATCACTGATACAGTGATTTTCAGCAAGTACTGTTACTGCCCTGGCGGCGGTGATGGTGATGATGAAGACCCGCCGCCAAAGAAAACCAATTAGCATCGGGCCACGGAGGGTGTGATGGAGTCGTGCGTTGTTCAATCAGGTCTTTTTGGGATAGGTAATCTCTACCTTTACACCTTAGTCGTATTGGCCGGAATTGCATTTACCAAGCGGAATCTATCTGGGTTCTGGCTCGCTTCCGTCACAGCCCTTTTTTACGCAATATCAAAAGCTTACCACTGTGAAATAAAAGCCTTTGATCAATGGCATGTGCTTCGGTACCTTTTTTGGGTAGGGCTGGACTTACTGTATTTATGTACAGTATATTTGTGGGTGAGCAAGGCTTGGATTATTAAAAAACCAGTGTTGCAAGGGTTGCTCATCCTGCATTTGTTCATGTGGTTTTTGCATTGTGCACGCATCGTCGACATCCACTTGCTACCCAGTCTTGATATGAAAGACGCATATGGGATCGGAATTGCAGTGTCTAACTTTTTTATTGTGTTACTTGTGGTAGCCCAAGTTATTCCAAGCCAGAAGGATTTAAGGGGGGATTATGGAAACAACAATCGTACTAATCGCGATCGGTCTCGTGGTGGCAGCTTCGCTGCTCGCAATCAAGGCCTTTAAAAAATCGGGAAAAAAAGGACTTCAGCCTTTAAATAGCAATGCTTTTGGCGAGGCCGCGATTCAACTTTTGCGAGACATGCGGGCAGCCGAAAGCATCAACGATAAAGGTCGCCGCATTCCACGAAACATTGAGTTGATTGAAGAGCGAAACCGACTTTTGGATTGTATTGACGATCAGAAGCGTCAACATTTGATAAATGAATACTCTGATAACTGCGCATAAAACTGCACAGGCGGAAAATAAAAAAGGCGGTAATACCGCCTTTGTTTACTTCATGAACTCTCTCGTTATCCGAGCTACCTCAGCATAACGCTCCGCCTCAGGAACATCGTTTTGCTTCGCGAAATAGATGTAACTGGCCAGCGAGCTTTCAAAGTCAAAATTCTCAATCCCTTCACTCTCGGCGATATGTCGAACAAGCTTCAATGATTCAGCTAAAACAGCCAGGTCAAACTTCGTTTGGCTTTTCGCGCCGTAGTTAAACGATGGATTAAGCATATCGTAAGCAGGTACCTTCAAAGCTGCGCTTATTGCCTCAAGCTTGTCCAGCGAAAGGTTAATCGGCTCGTCGTTTTCCTTCAGCATGCTGTTGCAGTAAGTTTTTTCTATCTGCTTTTTGTGTTCCGCAGCCAGTTTTGACAAAGCTGTCCCACTAGTTACACCTTGAGCGCGTGCAACGGACAGAAAATTCCGTTTAAAGACCTCTTTTAACGTAGCCATACACCCACCAAACCTAAAAGTATTCAAAAAAATATATCACTTTGATACTGATGTTAACAAGCAAACGGACAAAATAATAACCGCTTTGGTGATTCTTTTCACTTGATCTCTCAGCAATCTTCGGCCAATATAATCACTGCAAAAGTGAATATATCGGTATTTCCATGTCAAAAAAATCTCAACTACTTGATGCTGCTCGAGAAATTGTTCAACAGCATTCGCAGCTAAAAACGATTCATGACCTGTCAAAGCGATCAGGCCTAAGTCGTTCATATCTTCAACATTTTGCGAACGGAAAGATTATAACCCCCGGCGTAACTCAAGTTGAGAGTATTTTGCGTGCAGAACAGCATCCTGTTATCGAACAGATAGACGCTTTGTGCTGAAAAAATCCGCGCCTGTTCGGTGCTGCCACGTTAGCCAGTTTCCCGCGCGTGGATCCACAGCGTAAGCAGGTAGTCACCGTTCAGCTTTGTAAGACCGGCTGAATACGGATACGCGAGTTGAGGTTGCGACTCGGACGACAGGACAACCTGACAGCTGGAACAGACAGCTCAGTTGCATTGAAATGCAGATGGCCAAACCCAACAGGGTTAAATCGATTTGTAATGGTCGTCTGCATTTCAATGCGATTGCGCGTGACTGCCATAGATGGTGCAGCGCTGCTGTTCGCAGCCCTAGAAAAAATAAAACCCCAGCTGCAACTGGGGTTTCAGAGACATACCAAACCTTGAGGAGATCATATGTCTGTAGCAACTAATGTAATTCCTTTGCGAACCGGTGTCAAACCGGAGGGGGCCGTGGTGGCTGATATCGAGAACGGCTATTGCAAACTGGCCAATGAGCTACTGGATAGCATCTGCCAGTTGGATATCAGTGGTAGCCAATACCAAGTATTGATGGCAGTCATCCGCTGCACCTATGGCTACAACAAAAAGGAAGATCGAGTCACTAACACGTACCTGGTCACACTTACTGGCCTATCAGAAAAAGCTGTGCGTGATGCGTTAAATACATTGTCAGAACGCAACGTAATTACCTGTGAAAAACAGGGCATTATGAAGCTCATTTCGGTTAATAAAGTTGTCAGCGATTGGTCTGTTAAGTCAAACAAGGCGGCCAACATGCGCAAAGGGACGGAGCAAATGCACCGGAGCAAATGCTCCACACAAGCGGAGCAAATGCTCCGCGAAGATGGAGCAAATGCACCAAAAAGATGGAGCAAATGCACCAACACCAAAGACAACTTAAATACAACTAACCAAATACAACCTACAAAAGACAACCAGCGCGCTACCGCTCCAAAAAATCTGGATTACAGCCAGTGGCCTTCAATGCCATCAGAGCAAACACTGAAAGACTGGTTTGCAATGCGGAAAAACAAAAAGGCGCTGGTTTCGCAAACCGTGATCAACCGAATGGCCAAACAACTTCAAATCGCCGCGAACGCAGGCCTCACCGTTGATGATTGCTTGGCTGAAGCCGTGACTCGTGGTTGGACTGGTTTTGAAGCGGAGTGGATGATTCGTCGTGGCAACCAGGCACAAACTCGGTTCCCGCAAGCATTTGCTGGCCAAAACTACGTATCGGGAGATCTGTGATGCGAATGATTGATTCCATGCCATTAGTTCCAGAAGCGGGAGTTTGCGCTGAGCACGGGCCGTTTAATTTTAGATATCAACCGATGGGGCCAAAATTCTTCGTGTCTGATACCTGCCCACAGTGCGCGGCTGCGCTCAAAGTCAAAGAGCAAAACGATGATGCGGCGCGTCGTCAACGTGAAGAACAAGCGCGTGTTGAGCGTAAGCGTTGTGAAGCCGGTGTTGGCTTGCGCTATGTCCAATCATGCTTTGAATCGTTCGTTGCAGAAACCCACGAGCAAAGAAAAGCATTGTCTGAATGCGTTGCATACGCAGATCACATTGCCGGTGGCGGTCATGCCAATTTGGTGATGTCTGGCCAAGTCGGGACTGGCAAAACCATGCTGGCGTGCGCAATGGTAAATCGCCTCCTGTCTTCTGGCCGGCGCGTTCGGATTGTCAATCTTGGCCACATCGTTCGCGATATTAAGGATTCATGGCAAAAAACCGGCTGCAAAACAGAAACAGACATCATCAGAGAGCTTGTCCAGCTTGATCTGTTGGTGATTGATGAAGTTGGCCAGCAGCGTGGTACCGAAACTGAACTTCTTCTGATTTTCGAAATTATCGACGGCCGGTACAAGGCTATGTTGCCAACCGTCCTGATCTCAAACTTGGACAAGAAAGGAATTGTCGAAGCCATCGGTGAGCGAGCATTCGATCGCTTGCGCCAAGACGGCGGCAAATTGGTTGCATTCAACTGGGGCAGCATGCGCGGCCTTCGGAGAACAGCATGAGTAAGTCTGTGGCTGTGCAACTGTCGGATGCGAGCATTGGCCGGGCATTGGCTCAGTCAGAAGTAAGCGAGTTGCGCGACATTCGCCAGCCATTGGCTTTGCGCGTCCACAGCGACCGCCAAAAAGGCACTTGGTACTTGGTGCAATACAAGAACGGCCAAAAGCGGCGTGTCCGGGTGGGCTATTTCCCGACATTGAAAACCAAAGATGTTCAGGCAATGGTCCCTACCCTTCTTGCGCAGATGGCCGTTGGAGATGAACCGAGTGCAGACCGATTTGAAACCGTGGGTGATCTGCTCACCTGGTACATGCAGCGCACCGACAAAGACCACAGCAAGTCACGTGTTTGGCGCAATGCTGTTGCCAGTGCTATCACAGCGCACCTAATACCGCGGCTTGGTGATATGCCACTGGCGAACCTGACCAAAGCCAACATCGATAGCAAGCTGATCCTGCCGCTGATGGGTGAAGGCTTAAAGCCAAGCACGATGCGCAAATACTGGGGCACGCTTAAAACGGCGGTATCGATGGGCGCCAAAATGGATTTACTGCACCGCGATTACATGGCCGGCATGAAGTTCGTCGACCATGTTCAAAAGCGGATCCTGCCTAAAGAAGGCCGATTGATGCTCAATAAGCTGCCCACAGTCCTTGAGCAATTGCAAAGCGCTGCGGAGCTTGGCTGGGGCTTAGTGGTCGTGATGCTCATGTTCGCAACACGCATTGGTGAGACGCGCCAGTTGCGTTGGTCGATGGTGGATTGGGTGAGCCGCATGATTGTCATTCCAGCGGAGCTGACCAAGACCAATGTGACGCATGTACTGCCGATAACTCCGCTGGCCGAGGAACTGCTCCGCGCTTACCAAGCCTGCCAGTCGGCAAGTTCGGATCTTTTGTTTCCATCAGGCCAAGAAGCTATCAGCAGCCAAGCGGCGCAGGATGCTATCAGGTTGGTCAGCAAGGGCAAGTGGTCTGCACATGATTTACGAAAATTAGCTCGGTCGGCGTGGGCTGAGCTGGGTATCGATTACTGGATTGGCGAGCGATTGCTGAACCACAAGCCGCGTGGGTTGGATGCCGTTTACATCAAAACCGATGGTTTGGCCAAGCGTATGGAAGCGTTGGAGTTGTACCACGAGTGGCTAAAAACTCAGGGTGTTGGCGCAGGCATTATGCAGGCATTGAGAAACAAGCGGGCGGCCTGATAGCTGCGTGTTTATTGGCTTTGGCGCTGGTTGGCATTTTTCAGCGGCGGAATATTGGAGAGGTGTTTAATGGGGCACTACGACGAACAGCGTGAACAGGATTGCATCCAAAATCAACTCTGCGCGACTAGCCCAGAGGCCAGCTTTAAGCTGTCTGAAGCAGCTAACCAACTTGATGCCGCTGTGAGCTGCATGGTTCGAGACTGGGTTCAATCAGCATGCCAGCCAGCAGACCTAGCTCGAGCACAGTACGCACTATCAGTGTTGCGCGGGGTGGCTCCATGATTATTGGCATTGACCCTGATCTGCGCAAATCTGGTGTTGCTGTGGTCGATTGCGGCGAAATCAAAGAGCTACTTTCACTGGATGCAGTCAACCTTGTGCTGTTTTGTCGCGAGCGCTGGGTAAAGGATGGCGCCACAGTGGCGATGGAAGATCCTAACTACAACAAGCCAATTTTCGACCGCCCAGGCTTAAATGCTCTGGCTCGGTTGAAGGTGGCGCAGAACGTTGGCCAAGTTAAAGCTGCAGCCACTTTGCTTGCCGAGTTTATTGCCTCGCACGGCGTTCCAGTGGAAATGGTCCCTCCCCTTATGGGATACGCCAAGGCGGCAAAGAAGGATGCGGACATGTTCAAGCGCATGACGCAATGGAATGGTTCCAGCAATGAAGACCAGCGTGATGCTGCTCTGATTGCGTTGTATGGAGGTCGATATGGTGCACGGCGGTGATTTGATTAAAGTGGCCAGAACAGCCCGCGGCATGACCCAAGACGAATTGGCGTCACTCAGTGGGTTTGGTCGTCGTACTCTACAGCGGTGGGAGTCAAAAAGGGCTGAGCCGGGCTTTTCAGCTGTATTCATGATTTGTGATCAGATTTGCGGGGTCGAAGTACCGCAAGCAATGAAACTGCTGGAGGCGTGATGACACTAAAAGAAGTTCGCCAAGCTCTGCGACGCTGGGGCCGGTTCTGGTCTGAGAAGGAAAACGGGCTTGGTTTTGCCAGTCGCTCAATTACCGCCACAATGATGGAGGTTGGTGTTCTTGGTGTCAGTTCGCGATCAGATAAGCACTTATATAGTCATGGTGCTGACGGTATCTTTGTCCCTGACTATATCGCTGAAATTGATAAGGTGATCAGTAAATATCTGGTACCAGAGGAAAGGGTTTTGCTCCGTTCGGTTTACGTGCAAGGCGCTCAATTGACCGACAAAGGGGAAAAAGCGATTTTGAAGGTTGAAACTACCCTATCAATTTTTCTCTGAGCCACCGTAGATTAGGGCAATATGTCCGATTGCCGCTTTAAGATTTTCCTCGGTGACTTGCTTATCGTCGCCAAGCAGATACGTCCCGATCGTTTGGGCATGCGCCAAGGTTTTTGGGTCATGCATGCCAACATGCTCAATACGGGAATACATGTCTGCAACGGCCAGCGCAGCCACGATTGTCTTCTTTGGTATTGCCTCAGTTTTCATCATTACCTCCTTCGTTAATCATAGGCTGAGCTTTAAATTTTCCAACTGATATGTTAGAAATTGATTAACTGTATGTCTTTTGGGAAATTATGATGAAAGGGATTATTTGGTTGGCCTCTCTGGCGCTAATCGCAGGCTGCGCATCTACGTCGAGTGATAGTAGCGACTCGAGCGGCCCGTGGGCTGCATCGGTCAAGCATGACCGATTCAGTGGTGAAGTTGAGTGTTTTGTATCTACCGGCGATTTCTTCACTGAAACCAGCGTTGTTACATCAAACAACAAGTATTACCCACTGATTCAAATAAAGAATGGAGTCCTTATGGTTGGCGTTCGCTCTGGTGGCCGCTACCCAATTCCTGTTGGTGATGTAAAAATTCGGGTTGATTCAAATAAGGCTTATGACATTTCTATCACTGAAACGCCAGTTGATGAAAAGGTTGATCCGATGATTGCATCAATGAAAGCGAGTTATGAATCCCTGCCTGAAGATCAGAAAAAACTGGTCATTAGCGCTATAGATAACGCCAGCAAAGCCCAAAAGGCAATGGTTTCAACATATACAGTGGCCACAGGAGATAAAGCCAAAGCGCTGCTAGAAGAAATCAAGAATGGCCGAAAGCTGATTTACCAAGCTGGTATCTTCAGCAATATGCCGGCAATGCAGTCGTCGATAGGGGAAGTGGAAATAAACATTTCTCTATCAAAAGCACTTAAGCAATGTGAGATTTAAGTTTCATGAATATTCCGCAAGCAGAAAGTTGGTTTACAAGCACTGGGAAAGGCCTTCTGACGATATTGATTATCGGAATGGCATACAATTTTTTGGATGTTCAGCTCATCACTACGACAATTAAAATCCCGGCACTTCCAGAGGTTAGGATAAATAATGCTCTCGGATTTCAGCACTTGTTCTTATGTTTCCTATTTTATGCGATCTACAGATATGCACTTCATAACTCGGAATCACTTTTGCAGGTGATGACGATGTCGCTGGGGAAATATTTAGCTTCAACCAAGTGTAGATTTCTTATTAGTGATATTTTTGCAGACCCTACTATTGAATGCAGTTACGAAATAGGAGGCAACCCAATCAACCAAGTTGGTTCAGTTTTGGTGAAAATTTACCCGCACGGAAAAGGTGAACCTGGCCGTTACTTGAGATTCACTCTGGCTTTTGAAAATTGGCGCACAGTCTCAATTTTCATGAATTGCGAACGTATTGATCTAGATTTATTTAATGATGTTTTACTTAGTTACGGTGTGAAACGAGCTGATGTTAATTACCTACAAAATGGTAAATATGAACTGAGTAAAACTAGTCTCAACGACCAATCAAGTTACAAGCTCATGAGCTATAGTCTTCTTCGTTTCTGCCCCACGATGCTGACTAATAAAGTTTCATTCGACTTTGCGTTTCCATTAGTGTCATGCCTTATATTGGCGGTTTATAACTCCGTTTCGATAATTCGCGCCACATTTGGCGCATAAAGCGCCAGAAATGGCGTTTATTTGCCCCTAAAAAACAGTCATAATTTTCTAAGCTGGTGCGAACTGGCTGAACAAGAACCCGACCCTGCGTCGGGTTTTTTGTTACCTGGCATTGCAACTTCCTCGGCGTCCTGTTTGCCCAGCTTCGGTTGGGCTTTTTTATTTCAGGTCGCACCACGCAATAGGCCAGTTGTCTCTGAGAACAATGAATGCAACCTGCCTTTGCGGGCAGTAAGCTCCAAGCACCTTAGTAGCTCTGCAATAGCCAACACTGTTGGTCGAAATCAGGCCGTCTGGGCTATATGCCATGATGTCCTCAATCTTCACTCTAAGGTACGACAAACCCAAGTCGGCATAATCAATAAAGCCTACAAATTGCACGTTGATTGATCCGTCCTTAAGTTTTACTGGGACTGTTTGCCCGCATAGCAAGCCATGGCCATCAATGATTTCAGGAGCCATGGTTACTGCTCCGTAGTTGTATCTTCGCCGTATGACTGGCATAACCACTCCACTGTATTTAAATACAGTGTAATTACTTATTGAGCTCGTTGAAATGGCCGACATCCGCAAATCTTTGATTGCTGCAGGCGTCAGCGGCGCCGTATTACTGTCAGCCACGGTTCTGGTTGTGCCTTTCGAAGGCAAGGTCAACAAGGTTTATGTTGACCCGGCAAACATCCTAACTAGCTGCTATGGCCACACTGGCCGCGAGCTTAAGAAAGGCATGCAGTTCACCGACGAACAGTGCCTTGACCAGTTAGCAACTGACTTGGCCAAGCACGACAAGCAAATGCTATCAGCTGTAACGGTCCCGCTTTCTGAAGGTGAGCATGCTGCTTACCTATCTTTCGTCTACAACGTTGGCGTCGGAAGTTGGCAACAGTCTACGTTGCTGAAGTTGCTGAACAAAGGCGCTCGTTTGAGTGCATGTGAGCAATTAAAGCGGTGGATTTACATCGATGGCCAGCCAAGCAAAGGCTTAGCTAACCGTCGCCAGGCGGAGTACACGATGTGCATCAAGGATCTGAAATGAAATCGCTAAACAGAATTCTGGTCATTGTTATTGGTGCTGTAATGATGGCGCTGATCACATATGCCACCTATGCGTGCTTTCGCATCGCCAGCGCACAACAAGACGCTGCAATGTTGCGTATGCATCTCGAATCGCAGCAAAAACAAGTGCAACTCCTATCAGCAGCTGTTGAATCAGCTGACGTCGAGCTACAGCGCATGCGTAAGGAGCGTGAGAAGCTGGCTGCGATCCAGTCTGAATATGAGCTGCGCATAGCGATTATCAATAAACAAAACGCTGCACTGAGCAAAGCAGTCAGCACCATTGAGCACAGCACAGATGAATCAGTTCAATCTTGGGCTAGTGCTGAGCTGCCTGCTGATGCTGTCGGCGTGCTCCAGCACCGAGCCAACGAAGGTAGTAGTACAGACCAAAACGGTAACACTGCTGCCACCAGACAACATGCTATCAACGAGTTGCCAACCACAACCCTTTGATGGATCTACCAACATCGACCTGCTGCGCTACACCGTGCAGCTACAAAATGATATGAGGCTGTGCGATGCAGATATCCAGCGGTATCGCCAGTGGAGGCAAGCCAACCATGAGTGAGAGGATTTCTGACATGGCTGAAAAGGTCTCAACACCTGCTGCCTACACCATCAGCACGGGCACTGCGACTGCAGGCATGTTAGGCATCGGCGATTGGGCTGTTATCATCGGTATCTTGGGTACCATCGCAACAGTGCTTATGAACTGGTACTTCAACCGGCGCCGGCTAGAGATGGAAGAACGTGAGCACAATGCTCGCATGAAGCAACTCAATGCCCAGAACAAGTAAGCCTTGCCGTAAGTGCAAGGTGTTGACTCGCTGCTCGTCTGGCTACTGCGACAAGTGCAGGCCAGCCGACACCACCAACTGGGGTGCTTGGCAGCAGAAGCACGGGACCAGTTCGCAACGTGGTTACGATGCTGAGTGGATGAAGCTGCGGCAAGTAGTGCTCGAACGTGATTCGTTCCTTTGCCAGCACTGCTATGCACAAGGCGTGTTCACCAGAGCAACACACGTCGACCACATCAAACCCAAGTCTCAAGGCGGGACCAACGACTTGAGCAACCTGCAAGGCCTCTGCAAAGCCTGCCACGCGACGAAAACCGCAACGGAGCGCAGACGGGGGGCGGGTTAAATCTCTGCAACCTATCGCCAAATCGACCGCCCGTGAAGTCAGATTTTTACAGCCGCGAAATTAAAAGTTTAGTCCGAACACCAAGGAACGCCGATGTCAGGAACTTCAACAGTGCCTGGTCGGGGTCGAAAGCCAAAGCCAACGGCAAGAAAACAGCTGGCTGGGAACCCCGGCAAGCGCAAATTAAACAAGAACGAACCTCAGTACAGTCCGGTACTTGCTGGCGTTACTGCTCCCGACTGGATCTCCGATGATGCGAAGGTCATGTGGGAAGCTGTCACTACAGAGCTATGCCGCGAGGGTGTACTGAAGGTCACTGACTTACACAACGTTGAAGGCTTCTGCTGCGCCTATTCAAACTGGCGAAAAGCACAAAAAGAAGTTGATTCGATGGGAGTCACATTGATGACGCCAACCGGAACATTCATCAAGAATCCGGCGGCCACGGTCGTCAATGAAGCAATGCGACAAATGGTATCGCTTGGGTCACTGCTAGGCTTGGATCCATCCAGCCGCTCGCGGTTGATGGGAGCCAGTAAAAAGCCTGCGGCCAACGAATTCTCGGAGTTCTAGGATATGTCCCGCGAGGCATATCCGCACGTTAACCGTGCGAATAAGTACGCGCGCGACGTAGTTGCAGGGAAGATTGTCGCTTGCAAATACGTCATTCAGGCCTGCAAACGCCATCTCGATGACATGGAGGCTAGCGCCAGCAAGGCCTATCCGTACCTGTTCTGCAAAGATACGGCCGAACGTGCAGTTCGCTTCATAGAGAAGCTGCCCCACACCAAAGGCGTGTGGGCGATGCGTGGTGAACGGCTGAAGCTTGAAGCTTGGCAGAGTTTCATCATCTGCTGCGCATTTGGCTGGCTGCGCAAGAAAAACAAACTGCGCCGGTTCCGCGAAGTCTACACCGAAGTGCCACGTAAAAACGGCAAGTCGGCTATAAGCTCTGGCGTTGCCGTTTACACCTTCACCGCTGACCGTGAGTTTGGCGCGGAGGTTTACTCTGGCGCTACGACTGAGAAGCAAGCATGGGAAGTATTCAAGCCTGCGCGGCTTATGTGCTTACGAACGCCCGCGCTCACGGCTCACTTTGGTATTGAAATCAATGCCGGCAGCTTAGTTAAACCTGCTGACGGCTCCAAACTTGAGCCAATTATCGGCAAGCCTGGCGATGGTGCCTCACCAAGCTGCGCGATAGTAGACGAATACCACGAACACGACACCAGTGAGCTTTACGACACCATGCTTACTGGTATGGGTGCGCGTGAGCAGCCTCTGCTCTGGATCATCACTACAGCTGGCTACAACATTGAAGGCCCCTGCTACGACAAGCGCCGTTCTGTGCTCGAAATGCTGTCAGGCGTAACGCCTGATGATGAATTATTCGGCTTGGTCTACACGATAGACGAAGATGACGACTGGACAGACCCGAAAAACCTCGCGAAAGCGAACCCAAACATGGGCATTTCGGTGTTCGAAGACTACCTGATTAGTCAGCAACAGCGTGCAATCAAGAATGCAAGTTTTGCCAACACCTTTAAAACGAAGCATTTAAACGTCTGGGTGAGCGCCAAAACAGCGTTTTTCAACCTAGAAGCGTGGCGTTCTTGTGAAGATAAAGCGCTGGATCTGGCTGCTTTGCGCGGTCTTGATGCGGTTGCCGCCTGCGATATGGCGTCAAAACTCGACTTGACTGCGATGGTGCCGCTGTATTGGCGGGATATCGATGGCCGCCGGCATTACTACTGCGTTGGCTCCAAGTTTTTCATCCCGTACGAAACGGTATACAGCTCTGATGATCAGAAGCTGAGTCAGCGTTATCAGAAATTCCTGAACACTGGCCACTTAACCGTCACGGACGGTGCTGAAATTAACTTCCATGAAGTGAAATACGAAATCCTTGGCTTGCACAGGCAAACGCCGTTCCGCGAAGTTCCACTGGATCCACATGGTGCTACTGGTCTTGCGCATGACCTCGAAGGCGAAGGTCTACTGCCGGTCAACATACCGCAAAATTATTCCAACATGAGCGAAGCCATGAAGGAACTCGAAGCAGCAATCATGTCTGGCCGGTTCCATCACGATGGCAATCCGCTTATGACCTGGTGTATCGGCAACGTTGTGGCACAGCAAACGCCTGACGGAAAAATGATGCGACCAGTCAAAGAAAAGCGTGGCTCTGCCATGAAAATTGACGGTGCTGTGGCGCTGATCATGGGCATAGCTCGAGCGATGGCCAACGAGCCTTCTGGCATTAATTACGACGACATAAACGTGGATGACCTTATTGCATGAGCATTTTCTCGAACGTGAAAAACCTTTTGAGCAAAAGGGCTGATCCTCTGGAGAATCCGCAGAACCCGCTGGATTTTGATGATTTAACCGACTTCTTTAACTCGTACAGTTCAGTCTCTGAAGAAGCGGGTATGAAACTGTCGGCTGTGTACTCTTGCATCAATGTGCTTAGCAGTAATCTTGCCCAGCTGCCGCTGCACGTTATGCGCCGCAACGGGAAAAATGTTGAGCGCGCAACAGATCACCCCGCGTACGATCTGCTACATCTTGAGCCAAACGCTTTGACATCAAGCTACGACTGGCGAGAAACATCGCAAGCAATCACGGTAGCTTGGGGAAATAGCCTAACCAAAATTAAGCGAAATAAGCGCGGAGAAATTGAGAGCCTGCACCTTTCGAACCCTCATAACATTGAGCCTGTGCTGAAAGGTGGTCGACTGTACTACCGATTTGTGAATGCCAATGGTGATGTGGAAGCGCTCGAAAGCCAAGAGGTGTTGCATGTCCGGGCTTTTAGCGCTGGAAAACAGATGTGGTCCAAGAGCGTCATTCGGCAAAATGCTGATGCTATTAGCCTTGGCCAGCAAGCTGTGAACTACGGAAACAACTTCTTCAGCGGTGGTGGTCGCCCAACAGGGATCTTGTCAGCGAAAGGCGACATGAGCTCTGATCAGTTCACAAAATTCGTTGCTTTCTGGAACAAAGTAAAATCTCAATTACGGACAGAGGACAACAAGACTGTTCTGTTGCCAAATCAGCTTGAGTACAAATCCATCACCATACCGCCCGAAGATGCGCAATTCATAGATTCAAGAAAGCTTAGCCGCAGCGAAATTGCCGGGATATTCAACGTTCCAGCGCACATGATTAACGACCTAGAGAAGGCAAGTTTTTCAAACATTACCGAAAGCAGTATCAATTTCCTGCGCTACACCATGATGCCTTGGATTGTTCGGTGGGAGCAGGAAATGAACCGAAAGATCTTTACGAGTGCTGAGCGTAAGGCGGGTTACTACGTGCAATTCAATGTCAAAGGGTTGCTGCGGGCTACGCCAAAAGAGCAATCAGAAATTTACTCGAAAGCAATTCAAGATGGATACATGAACCGGAACGAGATCCGCAGTCTTGAAGACTTAAATCCGGTTGACGGGCTCGATGAATTCCTGATTTCGGTTAACGCATCACAAAGTATCAACGGAGACTCTAATGAGTGATTTTGAGCGTCGCAGTTTTGCGACTGAACTACGTTCAGAAAGTAATTCGGAGCGTGGCCCCCAAATTTTCGGCCATGGAGCCGTATTCAATACTCGCTCGGTCAATCTTGGTGGTTTCCGCGAAATCATTATGCCTGGTGCATTTGATGATGCCATCAATGATGACGTGCGCGCCGTGTTCAATCACGATCAAAACTTTATTTTGGGTCGCAGTTCATCTGGAACATTACGCTTGAGTTTGGACGAAACAGGCTTGGCCTACGAAATTGATGCCCCAGATACCCAATCTATTCGCGATTTGGTTTTGACACCCATGGCACGTGGTGATCTGCGCGAAAGCAGCTTTATGTTTTCAGTGGCCTATGACGGCGATGAGTGGATGCAAGATGATGAAGGCATCATCGTTCGAAAAGTCCATCGTGTTTCGCGCCTATACGATGTTGGCCCCGTTACCTATCCTGCTTACGAATCCGCAGATTCAGCCAAGCGCTTTGTTGAGCAGATGAAATCTGATGGCGATCTAGAGAAAGCAATCAACCAGCGCTCCTATCGAGAGCGCTTACTAAACCTCATTCGTTAACTAACCCGTACCGCCCGCTTCTGCGGGTTTTTTATTTTAAGGAACATCCATGAAATTACATGAACTTCAGCAGAAGCGAAGCGCTATTGCACTGGCGATGCGTCAACTGCACACCGAAATTGGTGACAAAAAGTGGTCAGAAGAGCAGCGCACTGCGTGGGATATGCACCAGGCGAACTTCGACCAAGTTGACCAGCAAATTCAACGCGAAGAGCAGTTGCAGTCGCGTGAAAAACTGGAAGTGACCACTGAGATCGAAACTCGCTCAGAAGGTGCTCCAGAAGCAGAGTATCGTTCTGCATTTAATAAATTTATGCGTTCTGGTTTTAGCGGCATGTCAGCTGACGAGCAGCGCATTTTCAAAGAAGTCCGCGCACAGAACTCAACTGCAGGTGGCGGCAAAGGTGGTGAAACAATCCCACGTGAATTCCGCGGCTTGATTGTTGACAAGATGAAAGCCTATGGCGGCATTGCTAACGTCTGCCAAGTGCTGGAAACAGACGCTGGCAACCCGATGGATTGGGTTGTGACTGATGGTACAGCCGATCTTGGTGAATTGGTCGGTGAAAACACTGATGGTGGTGAGCAAGATGTTGCGTTCTCAACTGATTCATTGGGAGCCAAAAAGCTTACTTCAAAAATCATTCGTGTTCCGAATGAACTACTGGTCGACAGTGGTATCAATTTTGAAGCGTTTTTGGCCGCTCGAATTGCAAGCCGTATTGGTCGCAAAGAAGCAGATTTAATCGTCAACGGCACTGGTACTGGCACTCCATCTCAAAACAAAGGCCTGAAGGTGTCTACCACGCTCTCTCAGAGTGCCGCTGCCGCTGCAGCACTGTCAGCAGACGACTTGTTAAACCTCAAACACAAAATCGACCCTGCGTATCGTATGGGGGCTATGTTCGCCTTCAACGACTCAACCTTCTTACTGCTTAAAAAGCTGAAAGATGGTCAGGGCCGCCCATTATGGCTGCCGGCTATTGCGGGTGTCGCCCCTGCTCTTATCGATGGTGACCAATACGTTATCGACCAAGGCATTGACAGCGTTGCTACGGCCAAGGTCTCTGCTTATTACGGTGACTTCAATCGCTTCGTGTTGCGTCGTGTACGTTACATGCAGCTGAAACGCTTAACTGAGCGTTATGCAGAATTCGACCAAACGGCCTTCGTTGCTTTCCACCGTTTCGACACCGTGCTGGAAGATACCAGTGCAATGGCCAAGTTGCTGCACCCATAACGGAGAGCGTGGGCGGGCAACCGCCCACGATTTAACATGAAAAAAGTTTTTATTAAAACCCATTTGGTGGGCGTGGACTGCGAGTTCCTTCCAAACAAAGAATATGACCTTCCAGACGCGGATGCTGCCAGCATCGTGGCAGCAGGTTGTGGCGTTTATGTGGATCCTGTTCAAGTTGCAGATTCGGGTGGCGGTGGCGTCGAACCTCCGGCTGATGCTGTTGTTGAAGCCGCAGCTCCAGAAGTTGTTGAAGAAGCGCCTCAAGAAGTAGCGGCAGAAGCCGCTCCAGAAGTTGCCGAAGAAGCAGCTCCTGAGGTGATTGCTGAAACGGAAAAAGCCAAAAAAGGTAAAGCGAAATGATATCGCTGCGCAGTGTTAAACATCAGCTTCGGCTCGAGCTCGACGACAACAGCGAGGATGAATTTCTCCAGCAGTTAGTCGATGCGGCGGTCGAATCTGTTGAGCTCTACTTGAACCGCAAGTTATACGCAACTAGCGATGACTTGACTGCTGACACTGCGCACCCTGTTGGATCGATGGTTATTACTGCAAGTGTGAGACAAGCAGCTTTGATGATGGTCAGTGAGCTTTACAACAATCGAGAAACCACAACGTTTTCTCGTGTAGCTGACAATCCCGCAGTTGCTTTACTGCTTTCGCCACACCGGAGGATAGAAGGCTTTGATTAGATCAGGGAATCTTCGCCATCGCTGCCAACTCTATCGCGTTACCTCAGAGCGCAATACGTTCGGCGAGCTGGTGCAAGGCGCCAGCTTTGTCCGTAACTTTCAAGCCGAAGTTTTAACCGCGAGAATTGATGCAACTCAACAAGCCGATGGCCAAAGCTACCTTGGCGATTTGCAGCTACGCGCTCGCTACAGCCGAGAATACCAGCCAGATTGCGTGGTTGGATATGACGGCAAGCATTACAAAATCCTTCGTGCTGACAATCCTGGTGGACGGCGTGAAGAATCTATTTTGAGTCTGGAGGAAGTGCGTGGCTTCATCAATTGAGTCCGTAATCATTCAGGCGATCAAACCAAGCCTGCCCCTAGTGGCCGACCGTATCACTCCGGTCAAGAGAGACCCGAACGGCGCTTTGCCAGCCATAGTGTATGAGTCTGGCTTGGAGCAGCGCGAAAGATACCTCTCTGGCAAGGCCAGTGAAATTGCCAGCGTGAACATCCAGTTCTCAGTCTTCGCCAAGACCTACTTTGTTGCAAAAGAACAGCTGGCGCTGTTGTCTGCCGCAATTTTGAATTCCCGTAGCTTTACGATGAACGGCGTATCAATTTTAGCCACAGAAGTCTCTGGTATTTCAGAGCAAACTGAGTCCGACTCGGACAGTTTGTTTTCTGCGTCCTTGGTCGCAACAGTCAAATTCAAATGAGCAAAATCACATTCAAGCTAGAGGGCTTTTCTGACATTAAGCAGAAGCTGGAAGCCATGAAAGTCGAGATGCGTGACAGAACCGCCAAAGACTGCCTTGGCCGTGCTGCAGAAGTGATCCTTGATGAAGCAAAGTTGTTTGCAAGCGGCATCGATGATCCAAAAACAGGCCGACGAATTTCGGACAACATCATTAAAGAGTTCGGTTCCAAGGTTTATCGTCGCAGCGGCAAGCGCGTCGCTATGTGGCGTGTTGGCGTTCGCACTCGCTTCACCGGTATTCAACGCGGCAACCCCGACGAGGGTGCAGGCGGCAACACACCTCACTGGCACATGGTCGAGCTTGGCACCAAACGCCAAAAAGAACAGCCGTTTTTGCGGCGAGCTATGCGCTCCAAAGGCGGCGCTTTTTTCAATCGATTCCGTGATGAACTGGAGCGGCGAATTCGCCGGCTAGGCAAGCGGGCAAGTAAATAACTATTGGAGATACTATGTCCATTCTGGCACAAGGCACACAGGTCTGGTTTATCGACCCGACTGGCTCAACACTGACTGAAATTCCAGACGTAACGTCATTCAGCCCTGCTGGCGCACCAGCAGATCAAATCGAAACAACACCACTGTCTTCCCAAGCACGTACCTACAAAAAAGGTCTTCGCACGCCAGGTCAAGCAACCCTTGGCATTAACGCAGACCCAGCTATTCCAGCTCACATCCGTTTGTTTGATTTGTCGAAAGACAATACAAACACAACCATTAAGTTCGCGGTGGGTTGGTCCGATGGCACCACGGCGCCAACAGTAACCGGCGGTAACTTCACCCTGCCAACAACTCGCACATGGTTCACATTTGAAGGCTATATCGCAGACTTCCCGCTGGACTTTGCTGCTAATGGTCTGGTCACAACGTCATGTGCAGTGCAGCGCAGTGGCGATGCTACGTGGACGAAGAAAGCATGATCCTGACCAAGCAAATGGCCGTTGAGAGTGGCGGCTTCGTTAGCGCTGCACCAATCAAAAAAACGGTTACCTGGCTTAGCGGTGGCAAAAGCCATGAGGCTGATGTCTTCGTTCGTCTGAAGAGCTACCAGTCAGTCATGGCTGAGATCCAGAACGGAGCCAGCGGTAATGGCGCTGCTGCTCGCATTGCAAGCTCCATCGTTGATGAAACTGGTCAGCCAGTTTTCACAGTGGACGACATTACTGGCAATGCAGAGCATGGGCCGATGTCAGAAAGCTTGACCGTGGCTTTGCTAACCGCAATCAGTGAAGCAAATGGTCTGGATGTCGCTCCGGGCCCAAAGCCCTAGCCTCTGAAGATGAAATCTGGCACGAGTTAGTTTTGGCGGGAGTCGGCGGTAAAACTGTCGCAGAAGCCAAGGCAAACGTGAGCGTGCCAGAGTTCACGGCATGGCTAACTTATCGCCGCCGCTACGGCCCTATTTGTCCGAATCGGCGAGCCGACACTTTGAATGCTCATTTGATGCACCTAATGGCTGCATTGAATGGCAACAAATCAGAAGTATCAAAATTCCTCGTATTGCAAGACGACTCACAGCGTGTCTTGTCTATGGAAGAAGCGTTAACCAACTGGAGCTAGCATGTCCAATCAATCGCTTGGCAATTTAACGGTCAACCTTGTAGCTGAAACAGGAAGCTACGAAGAAGGCATGGACCGTGCTCAGCGTGCGACTGAGAACTTGGAAAAGGCAACTAAGAAGCAGGCCGCAGAGCTTGATAAGTTGCGCTATGCCATTGATCCGTTGGCCGGCCAGCTGGCGAAAGTTGAAAAACAACAGCAAGCGTTGAACAAAGCTTTTGCCGATAGTCGTGTTAGCGCAGATGAATACAAGAAACTGAATGATAAGCTCGAGCAAACACGCCGCGGACTGAATGGTCTTGGTAAAGAAATGAAGCAGAGCGGCATGTCAGCAGCCCAGCTTGCTTTTGCAACTCGGCAATTGCCTGCCCAGTTCACAGATATTTTCACGAGCTTGGCCAGTGGCCAAAGTCCAATGACAGTGCTGATCCAACAAGGTGGGCAATTAAAAGATACCTTTGGTGGCATCGGACCTGCCGCCGAAGCGATGGGCGGGTACATTAAAGGACTCATCAATCCAGTTTCAGTTCTTGCGGCCAGCGCGGCGGTGCTTGGGACTGTGTTTTATTTGGGCTCAGAAGAGTTTGACCGGTTTAACGAAGCCGTCAATCTGACTGGTGGGTCCTCTGGTATAACGGCTGAAGAGCTCGCTGTTCTTGCTAAAAAAATTGATACGGTTACATCTACCACAGCTAAAGCATCCGAGGCTCTCGCACTGATCGCGGGATCAGGTAAGTTTGCCAAAGAACAGTTTGACGACATTGCCTATGCCGCGTTAATGCTTGAGTCGGCGACAGGCCGAGCAGTCTCTGAAACAGTTAAAGAATTCGAACGTTTGGCTGAAAGCCCATCCGCTGCGGCGTTGGAGCTCAATAAAAACTATCACTACCTCACCCAAGCGGTATACGAACAAATCACAGCCTTGGAACGCCAGGGTAAAACTACTGAAGCTGCAGAGCTGAGTGTCAAAACCTATTCAGATGTGGTTCGGGACCGTTCGTCGGCTATCGTCGAGAACATCGGCTCAATCGAGGCAGCTTGGCGTGGAGTGAAGTCTCTGAGTAAAGAGGCTGTCGATTCACTTTTAAACATAGGCCGCGATGAAACCGATATCGAACGTCTTCAAAAGCTTCGCCAGCAAATCTCGCGATTGTCAGCTGGCGCCGCATACGCTGAACGGGGCGACTATGCCGGTGGAAGTTTAAAACAGCTCCAGGCAGAAGAGGCTGCGCTCGCAAAAAAGGTCGAGTCTGAGAAGAAAATTGCTGAACAAAAGGCGCAGCAAGCAAAGTCCCAAAGCGACGCTATTGCCGCTCAACAAGCTATTCAGCGGCTTTCCGAGTCGGCTCTAACAAATGAAGAAAAACGCACTAAGGCGATTGCTGATTATCAGGCAAACATCGAGAAGATCCGTGCAGTAAATCCAAATTCGGATTTGCTTAATAAAGACAAAATTGCCAAAGATCTGGCAAATATCAACAGTCAATACGCCGACAAGTCTGCCCCTGCAGCGGTAAAAGATTCGTCGGCTGAGCGGCTGCTACTGACACTGAAGCAGCAACAAGAAGTTTTGCAAGCGCAAGTTGGCAGCGTAGAACGTCTTGGAACGAACGCAGCTAAGTTGATCGCATTTGAGCAAGAGATTGCCGACCTAAAAGACAAAAAGACGCTTACAGCTGAGCAAAAATCGCTGCTGGCCAGTGAGGGCGTGATTCGAGCGCAGCTTGAGAAAAACGCTGCTATCGAAAAGCAAATTGAACTCCAAAAACAAGTCGCTCGGACACTTGAAGTTGAACGCAGCTTGCGCGACCAGTTGAGCCGTGAACAGCAGTCTTACAATGACCGTCTCGAAGCTTTCGGCAAAGGGGACAAAGCACTGGATAAGCTGCGTGAACGCCAGCAAATTGAACGCGACTTCCAGCGCCAACTGGAACAGTTGAACGACCAGAAATCCCGTGGTGATATTGGCGCAGACCAGTACACCACAGAGCTTGAACTGTTGCAGGATAGCCTTGAAGAGCGACTAAAGCTGTATGAGGACTATTACGCGCGGCAAGAAGAAATGCAAGCTGACTGGACGGTCGGCGCAAACCGTGCGCTTGAGAACTACATCGAAAATGCCAAAAACATCGCAGGCATGACAGAGGACATCATTGGAAATGCATTCTCCGGTCTGGAAGATGTGATCTATGACTTTGTTGCCACCGGCGAAATGAAACTCGGCGATCTGATGCGCTCGATTGGTCAAGAAGTCATTCGGATGCTGATCAGAATTGGCGTACAGAAAACAGCATCGTTTTTGCTTGATAAAGCCCTTGGGACGGCTGCTGCAACTGGCTATGTTGCCCAAGTTACCGGTCAAGCCTATGCAGGGATGAACCTCGCGGCAATCAACGCTTTTGCATCTACTGCAGCAATTCCTATAGTTGGCCCATTAGCTGCGCCGGCCGCGGCAGGGGCAGCACTCGCGTTTACATCTCCTTTTGTTGGCGCTGCAATTACCTCGGCAACTAGCACCCTAGCAGGTATGGCGCACAGCGGTATCGACAATATCCCATCAGAAGGTACATGGCTGCTAGATAGAGGCGAAAGGGTTCTATCTCCTCGCCAAAACCAAGACTTAACTCAGTTTTTAGCGACACAGCCTAGCAGTCGAAATGGTCCAGTTGAAGTATCAATCAATCTTTCCGCTGTCCGCGATGACGAGCTGTTGCGCATGCTATCTGGCAAGCGTAGCGAAATTGCCGGGATGGTCGCCGCTGCACTGGCTGACGCAGGAATCACATTGGGATAACGAATGCCACTACCCTCTCAACTATCCATCGATACGGTGGAACTGAAAAGCAACAGCCCAACGATTGTGAGCGAAGGTCGAAATCTCGTTACTTTAGCAAGGGCTGTTCCATCTCATCGATGGGAAGCAACTATTAAAAGCGTGCCATTGCTCAGCGCAGATGCGCGCGCCGTCTCAGCATGGGTAAATTCTCTTGGCGGTCGGTTTGGTACTTTCACGGCCATTTTACCGGAAGTAAGCACTCCAAAAGGAGTTGCCACCGGAACGCCACTTACCAGTGGCTCTTATGCTATTGGTGCAAGTGCAATCACAATGTCTGGCTTTACAGCGAGTGTTACTGGCCAGCTGAAAGCCGGTGATGTACTGAAGTTTGGGAACCACACCAAGGTTTACCAGGTGACGGCTGATACAAGCTCAAACTCTTCAGGCGTGGCTGTAGTGAACATTTATCCAAAGCTGACGAAAGCGGTACCAAGCGCAACGGCGGTAACTGTTCGCGATGTGCCATTTCTTTTCCGCTTGGACAATGACATTCAAGAGTTCAAATTGAGCGCACAGAACTCTGGTTTTGTGCGAATCGAATTGGACTGTATCGAGGCCTTATGATCACTGTCACTCCAGCTGTTGCCAGTGCTATTGCTGGCGACCACCTATTTGCACACCTGCTGAAATTCGAGTTTACCGGCGGATCCACCTGCTTCACCGATGCAGGGTATGACATTACATACAATGGTGACGTATATCAGGCCAACGGTCTTTTGCTTGGCATGGAAGCGCCAAAGTTTACGAACGAGCTCCGAGTAGGTGAAATATCGGTGACATTTAGCGCCGCAGATCAATCCGTTCTGGCCATGGTGTTGAACAACAGCCAAGTAAACCGTTATGTGCACATCTATCGAGCTTATTTGGGTACCTCACTTCAAGTCATTGCGAACCCAATATTGCTGCACTCTTGGCTAATCACTGACGCTTCGGTGTCCAGCGATCGGAAAGACGCAGAAATTACAGTTTCAATGGCCAGCGAATGGGCAGACTTCGAAGCCCCCCGAGGTCGGCGAACTACTGATGCGAGTCAGCGTCGTTTTTATCCTAATGACCGTGGCCTTGAGTTTGCGACTCAGGTTAAAAAGGACATCAAGTGGGGCGGTGAATAGATGAGTATTGTCTCGCAAGTTTGGAAATTAGCTAATCCATTTAGGCACATCAAACGAGTTATCAGTTGGATTATTCCAACACCTGATTTGCCGAAAATTCAGGCCGTCATGGTCGAAAAACAGGGCTCAAACAATCCGATCCCTGTCGTATATGGCACACGTAAAATAGGCGGCATAAAAGTCTACAAAAACGTAACTGACGCTTGGGGTGGTGCAGCAAACGAGTTTCTGCACTTAATTGTCGTGTTATGCGAAGGTCCTATCGACGCTATCCAAGAAGTTTACTTTGATGGCGTGTCAGAAAACGATGAGCGTTGGAACAAGAATAGCGGTAAGTGGTTCACTATTGAGCGCAGACTTGGCGAGCCGGGACAATCTGCAGTCACTATGTCTGGAGCAAACAGCTGGACATCAGACCATAAGCTGGAGGGGTTGGCGTACCTTTACATTCGCTTGCAAATGGACAAAGACCAAAGCATTTGGAGAGGTGAGCCGGAGATAACTGCTTTGGTGCGTGGCCGCAAGGTTTATGATCCACGCAACGGACAGACTGCCTATTCAGAAAATTTGGCACTTCAGCTTCGTGACTATTTATTAAATAGTACGTACGGAAAAGGTCTGCCCGCTTCTCGTCTTGATGATGCCAGCATCATTGCCGCCGCGAACAAAGCAGATGCTGAATCACTATCTAGCATTACAAAAGATGGTGTTGAATCTACCTATTTGCACAAACGGTTTGCGGGTAACGTTGTGCTTGATACAGGTAAAAGCGTCTTCAGCAACGTAAAAACACTATTGTCAGGGATGCGCGGCAACCTGCCTATAGGTTCGGGTGTATTAAAACTGGTTATCGAAGATACAGGTTCACCTGTATTTTCATTCGGCCATGACACAACAGCTAACGCGATAATCATTGGCAAAATCAAAACCCGCGTGGGCAGCAAGTCCGATCGGTTGAATCGTGCAATTGTCAGATTTTCTAACAAGACCTTAGCCTATGAAGCAGATGAAGTATTTTGGCCAGCTGATTCAAATCCCCTAGCCGCTCAGTGGCTGACGGAAGATAACGGTATACGGCTTGAACAAAGTTACGACTTTGAAACGATTACTGACAAGGCTGAAGCTTTGCAGATGGCTGAAATCATAGCTAAGCGAAGTCGCAACATGCTCAGTTGCAGTTTCAGCGCATCGCCCGCAGCTATTGTGTGTGAACCTGGCGATATTGTTTCAGTAACCGACGATAGTCATGGTTGGGTTGGTAAGCCATTTCGTGTTAACGAAATAAAGTTCAACGAAGATGGAGAGGTCGACCTCGAATTATTTGAACACCAAAATGCCATTTACCCTTGGTCTGGAACTGCATATAGCGAGCGAACCGTTGGCACAAACTTGGGCAATCCAACCCAGCTGCCAACACCAACAAATTTGACCGTTGCAGCTGATGGCACACTTGCTACTGGTGGCCGATTAACTTGGTCAATTACTCAAAATGCTTTCATTCGCCGGTTTCGCATTACCGCTAGCTCTGGGTCTACTCAATTGTGGAGTGACGAAACTACAGCTAAAAGCATGGATCTACCCGTGCTTTCACCGGGCACATATAGCATTTCTGTTGTTGCGATAAGCACTCTTGGCACGCTGTCACCTGCAGCAAGCATCAGTTTCACATATGTTGCACCAGTAGTTCCGACATCGCTAGACGTCACGGCAAACAACTTCGATATCACTGTTCGCCCTGTGTTGGCCGGTATCGGTCTCGGCACTGAATTTGAGTTTGCGCTCAACAGCACGTCAACGGTTCGCGGACGCGGTATGTCGATGGTGTTTGCGGGTTTGGCTCCGGCAACGCAATACACCGTATTCGCACGAACAGTTAACGCGCTTGGCGCATCGGCTTGGTTTTCGCAGGAAGTAACGACAACATCAAGTCCTGATGCGGTTTTTGAACTGATTAAGGATCGTGTCGAAACCAATTTTCAGCCTACCTTTAACAGCTTAAATCAACAAATTACTGATGTTCTTGCATCGGTGGATACCGCTGAAGGCACAATATCAGATCATCAACTCAGCTTGTCTCGCTTAAAAGGCGCAAGCAAGGAATTGGAAAAGCTGGCGTTTGTTGCAGTCGCAGAGCGGCTAAAAATGCGTAACAACTTGCTAGAGATTGGTTCATCAGCTGCACTAGCCAACCGCGATATTCAGGCTCTGGCGACAGATAAGGAGGCCTTCGCTCAAGAAGTGTTTGAGCTTCGCGCATCGACGGCTACATCAATTGGTCAGCTCAATTCATCCATCGTTGACACCGCAAAAGCTGTGAGTTCAGAGGTTGAAGCTCGGGCGGCAGCGGTGAGCGCTCTTGAATCAAACATCAACGGCAGTTTGCAGGCTCAAAGCAACCAGATCCAGTCAGTAAAATCTACGGCTGATGGCGCGGCTAGTGCGTTGGCAGGCCTTCGAACTGCTGTTGCCGGAAGCGATAGCCAGAGTCAGGCTGAGTTGATCTTGTCGTCCACAGTCGATAAAGCAAACCAAGCCGCTGCAAGAGCCTATCTTGGTGTGACGACAACAAACAACGCTGGCAAGAAAAAGGTGACCGGCGTAGTTGTTGACGGTGCAAGTTCTGGATTGGAGTTTAGTGCTGACGCTTTGATCCTGACTGATACATCAGGCAATTTGAAGTTGTATTGGGATGCTGCCAGTGGAACGTTTGTATTTAAAGGTAAGCTCGTTCTAACAGACGGAACAGCTATAAACCAAGTGTCTGATATTCGCGGTCTCGACGGTGCCACTGGCCCGCAAGGTCCGGCTGGACCACAAGGACCTCAAGGTCCCGCAGGTGCCGTTGGTTCAGCAGGCGCAGGGTTCTACACGATCACTTTGCGCGAGGGTGTGTTTCCAACGTCTTCCGTGGCGACAGCTGATTTCGCGACGGCAATTGGTCGCCAGCCAGTCAATGGTGATGTTCTTACCTACCGAAATGCAGCCGGAACCGTCAGCAGTGCCAAACAATTTGACGGTACGAGCTGGGTTGCACCTACTGCGCTTATTGCTGGCAATCTGATTGCTACGGGCAGTATTGCCGGTGACCGGCTGATGGCCGGAACAAGCATAACAGCGCCTGTGATCCAAGGTGGTGAGTGGCGCTCTATTGGCACATCACATATGGAGATTTGGTCATCCAATCCATTTGGCCCTCACAGCCTGATTGACTGGTATGGACCGAAAATAGATGGTGTGAATTGGAATACCTCAACCAGTCAACCAATCCTGAGCGGTATGCTGAAAAGTAATGCTGTCAACTACAAGGATTCTACTGGTCGCGCGTACTTTGGTGGAACTATCAGTGCAGGCACTCTGCGCAATGCACAGCGCAGCACTACATTGTCACAGAATACTGCTGTCGAAACTGGCTCATATGGCAGTAACGGCGGAGTCATCACGGTAAAGAACTCCATCAACATCAGTATTGGCCGTACAAGTGCCAGCAGTTTCACGCCTGGCACAATCACTGCGACGCTCGTACTGTTCCGCAAAAGTGGCGCGAGCTGGATTCAAGTAGCAAGCCAAGCGTTTACCGGTACATACGAACAAACTCTCGAGAGTGGGACCTATACGCAAAACTGGCTGCTTACCGGTTCTTTTACCTACACCGACACCTTACAAACCGCAACAAACCGCGAATATCGCCTGACGGTGACGCACAACTTACCTGTCAGCGGCGGCGGTCAAGTATTTCAAGATCTAGCGCTTATAAGCGAGGAATAATATGACTTGGTATTATGCAACCTCTGTATCGGTAACGAACGGAGCAACCGTTGTTTCGGTCAATACCGGCGATGACGTTGCTATCGCTCAGGCCGAAGGTGGCTTAATCATCGGCACCAATCCGCCGGTCGAAATCAAACGCACGTATCTGGATGCATCAAGCAACAAAAAGATTGAGCTTGCCAAACCTTGGCCGTATGCGACACAAACCAATCAGCAGGCATATGCATATCCGACTGATGGCGATTTTGCCGCAGCTACGGCCACACTGCAGAGTTTGATTGATGGGTTTACGTTAGCAGCTCAAGCTGATGCGCTTGCAGGCACGGATACAGCCAAACCGATGACGGCACTGCGGGTGCATCAAGCTTTTCAGCAATATGGGCTTGGTGCTGGCGCAATTGACTTGCCAAACTTTACGGCTGCGACAGCAAACTCCGCCCGTTTTTTCCGGTTTATCAACACTGCAGTTGGCAAGCCTTCATTTATCAACTACGGATCCGGCATTTCATTGCCTTATGACGGCACTCCAAATACCTACTTTGCAGGCGTTGGCCTTCGTGCCGACAGCACGCGGGCGTTGTTCTACGGTTACAAGTCAGGAGCCGCAGGAACGCCAACTTGGCTGGAAGCTTGGGACAAAGGCAAGAACCCAGCTCAGTCGCACCTCGCTGACATAGGCGGTGGTGCAGCAGTGTTAACGGCTGGCTCATTTGGGTGGGGCGGTACATCTACAGCTCCACAGCTTGCACTTCTATCTGCAACTCTTGATACAACCACATTGCCGAGCGGAGCTTGGCGAGTCATAGCAGCTGATACTGGCACCAAGCCGCCTGGGTATACCGACTTCAATATGCTCCAAATGAGATACAACTCATCTGACGCAACTCGAATCGCTATCGGTACGACTGGCGAAATGTTCAGCTACGCGAGCGCCGGTGGCGTTTGGAACTCAACGGGCTGGCGTCGCCAGTATGATTCACTGAATGCCCAAGGAACTGTGAACCATGACGGCACCAAAAATACTGGTGCGATCATGGAGTACGGAGCTAATGCCAATGGTCAGTACTACAAGTATCTAGATGGTCGGCTGGAGTGTTACTTAAGTCGCTCAGTAGCAATGACAGCAGATGTCGATGATGTATTTACGTGGACATTCCCCTCTGTATTTGCCAATGCCCCAACATTCATCAAAACAGCAATTACTGGCGCCAGCAACACTCACAGCTTCAACATCACCAAAGATGCAGCTCATGGGCAAACAACAACTGGGGCAACTTGTCGAACAAAAGTTAACTCAAGCCAGACGCATACTTTGACACACATGGCTGTTGGCCGGTGGAGATAATCATGAAAATCACTTTGTCACCGGTAGCTTATAACCGGAATTCAATCATTTCTGTCACTGGCAATACAGTGACAGTCGATGGTCAAGTCTATGACCTGTCGGCATTGCCGGACAATTCTCAATGTGATGCGGAATTCCCCGCAACCGGCTTAATCAAGAAAGTTAACGGAGTGATTGAGGTAACGATTGTCTATTTCTATGACTCAGCATTGGCTGACCCCATTCAGCCAACATCAGTTGACGCATACAAATTCGACATTTCTGAAGGGGTTGTTCCTTCACCAATCATCTGGAAACCATTAGCCCAAGACGGTGGTCACGATGCTTAATCTATCAACTATACAGTCGCTTGAATCTGTAAGTGCTGCAGCCGAAGTTCAGCAGTTTAAAGTAAGCCGCCAACAAGCCTTGGACAATGCAGTCGTAACCACGACAGCAGGTAACCAATACAATGCCGACGAAAAGAGCATTGGACGAATGGCGAACGCTTTGCTCGCCTCACTTCACGAACCAGAGTCGTTTGCACTCGAGTGGTCGATGGCCGACACGCCAACCGGTGTAATGACGCCAACAACAAAGGCTGATCTAGCACAAGCGCACCGGCTGGCCGTTGAAAACATGGCCGCAATTTGGGGGCGCTAATGCAGCACACACCAATCAAGGTTGAGAAGATAGGCAAGCGCAGATGGCGACTGGTTGAAAGTTGGCGTGGCGTTCCTGCCGGATTTGAGACTGATGGGGCTTCAGTGCCCCGTATTTTTTGGTGGTTTATGGATCCCGCAAGCGAAGCGTTTGAAGCCGCGGTGCTTCATGACCATGCGCTGCGCCGGCATAACCCAGCAGCACACAGGATTTTCCTTCGCACGTTAATCGAATACAGAGTGCCTACATGGAGAGCGCTCATTGCTTATTTTGCCGTTTGGCTTTGGGGGTTACTGTGACAAAAAACGAATACATCGCGAGCCAAATTGCTGCAGGCAAAACTCATTCACAGATTATTGCAGATCAGCCAATGGTGGACGTTATTGGCTCAATTCGCGGGGATAACCTGCGGAACGTGGTTGCAATTCTTGCGTCTGGTTTGCAATACAGATTGGACACCTCCCCCGATTCGCCAATCAGGACAGCGCTGCTGACAGCATTTAAATATCTGTCCTTGCCTGACTATGCAATCAACTTATCAGAGCCTGCCAATGCAGCTCTTTTAGACGCTGCGGTTGCTGAAGGGCTGGTAACGAATCAAGAAAAAAACCTGTTTGTACAGTTGGCTACTTATCAAAAACCGCTGTACGACATTACGAAGGATGATTTCCTTGGCACTTGGTTTGAGCTCGGCGAGCGCCCCGGAAATTTATTGTCGTTTACATTAAAGACAAAGGCCCCTGAGGCAACCTACATCCTAATACAAAGTCGAGACATTTTTAGTGATGACTCAAGAGGCGACTGGGCTCACAACACTGCATTGCATGGAGTTGAAGCAGCGCGCGTCTATCGCGTACACGTGCGCAATGAATCTGGCCGGCAAGAGCTCCGGTGGCGTTGTGAATACAGTCTCAACGTCGAGGTAGTCTAATGGGCTACAGATGGCGGCTAGATGGTGTAAACGACTATGCGCAGTTCGGTAGCTCTATCTCGATTGATCTCGGGGGGAATCAGTACGCATTAGAACTGAAGTGCATCATCAATGCGTGGCCCACAACGTTTGGCGGCATCATTGGCCGTAACGGAACTCCTGCCGGCTTCTTTATTATGCCGAACGGCGCAATTGCCACATACTCTTCAGGAACTCAGCGATACGCTTCCGCTGCTGGTTTTTTCATACTTGGTGAACTACACACTTACAGGTTAGAGCACGACGTTGGTGGTGCGTGGCGTGTATACCGCGACGGAGTTCTTTTCGGAAGTGGAACATTCAGTACGGCGGCTACAGCAGCCCCGATAACACGCATAGGTCAGGCAACGAATGGTGACAACAGTTACTGCTCGATGGACCTTGAATACATCGAAGTCACAGGTGTAGCGAACGGCCAAAAATGGAATGCTGGTTTGTCGGGTGGAGCTGGAATAACTCTTCAAACAGATAGCGGAAGTAATCCAGCGACATTGATTAATACAGCTACAGACGGCAGTCAGTGGGTATTTTTTGATAGCGGCGCAGGTGTTGCAGCGCAACCTGTAACCGTCGCCGCAGCGAAGCAGCAGGACATTGCCAGTAGTATTACTGTTGGTGTTTCCCAGTCGCCTACAGTGGTCACAGCAAGTCAGGCCGATCGCGCTTCAACACTCAATGTCTCGGCAGCTCAGCCAATAGAAGCTCTTCCGGCAAAGCAGCAGGACGTTGCAATAGCAACAACTGTTGGCGCAAATCAGTCTGCCATTATTGCACCAGCGAAGCAGCAGGATTCAGCATCGATTCTCAGTGTGACCCAGAGCTCGCCAGGCGCACAGGCTGTTATCGTTGCTGCAGCCAAACAACAAGACACGGCGTCGCAACTGATTGTCAGCGCGTCCCAGTCGATTGTGATCGGTGTGGCGCAGCAATCTGATCAGTGCTCAAGCATCAGCGCTGCCATCAATCAATTACTGAATGTTGCATCTGCAAAACAACAAGACAGCGCAGCCGCAATGCCCGTCGCATCAGTTCAGGTCTTATCTGTTGCGCAAGCAAAGCAAGTCGACCGAGCGACGGTTAGTGCTGTGTTGCAGTATGGGCCGATAACCCGCGTTATTGACCGCGCATCACTCCAAATATCGCTATCAACTTCACGTGCTCATTTAGAGCGCTCAACTAAGCAATACAGCGCACAACTGGATACATCGAGATATTCGATTGCCAGAGCGTAAGCCAATAACTTTTCAATCACAGCTATCGGAGAACCTATGGCTTTTTTCACTTCCAATGATTTTAAACAGTTCGGTGCAAACATCCTGAAGACTGATGCCAATGCTATTGCGTTGGTGAAAGGTGTAGTCAAGGCCGACAGCTATGCCACGGCTATCAGCAAAATTGTGGCAAGCACTACCTTCGCCGCTGCAGACGTATCTTTTGCTGCGAACGGCCAAGACCTACGAGCTACCTTTGTGGCCAAGTCCGGTGTCGCGGTGACTGCCGCCGCGATTATCACTGACGACCTATCGGTGATGGTCTACTCGACCACATCTCAAAAAATCCACCTTTGCCAAGATGTTACTGATCGCGCAATCACAAACGGAGCTGGTGATAAGGTCGACATCCCCGCCTTTACCTACGACATCAAAGATCCTGTAGCAGCGTAGAGGTATGCATGGTCATCATTCCCGCGTTCCGTGGTCGCGATAACGTCGAAAAGCTATCGCTATCTGATGAAAATGGTCTGGTCGATTTCGCGGCGGCCGGTATCACATCAATCAAACTTAGATCGGGTACTTCTGAGATCGCCTGCACTGCAGGTGTCGGCGGAGTGGTGACGTTCCAGCCTGGCGACCTAGATCTAACTTCAGGATATCACCCAGCTCAGTTAATCCTATTCAGCGGCGCCAAGCCGGACGGTGAAGTTGTTGCGGGCCCCGGGCTGCCCGCGAACATTCAGATCCAAATGTTTGTCTAAATTGGGCCGTTGAGGCTCTTACTCAGCAGCGGCAATGGAATGCCGTATTTGTTGGCAAACCAATATAGGCAGAGAATAGATGCGCCCAGTAAAAATGTGTTGAGAACTCTGAATATCAAAGCTTGAATTGCGAGCTTGCGTTCAAGGCGAACAATCCTGCTATCTTCATTGGTAGCTGATTCATGACACTTTTGCATCTTTAGATACGTTTCTTTGGCGATTCGATAGTTTAGAGATGCATCAGGCTGATCCTTATATAACTTTAGGAGCTCGTCTGCGGAATGGTTCTCTTTGTGCATCATGCAAAAATTCGCGAAACTGAAAAAAGCAGCATCAAATTTCCGCTCAGCGTCTTTGCTGTCTATTACCTTGAACCCATCAAGCATTTTGGCAACGTTGTCCTTAATTTCTTTGCTTCTATCAGCCATAAAGTTTTATCCATCTTAACTATTTGTCATCATTACGAATCATTTTCTCAGGTAAAACGAACCAAGCATCACAGACTACGATTACGCATCTTTCGGCTCTTTTAACTTCTGAAACTTTTCATGCAAACTGTCTGGGTACAGCTCCGTGTAGATTTGCCACAACGTGTTCAGGTTCCTATGGCCTGTGACCTGGGCAACTTCATGCACCGCAAAGCCCAGCTCGAAAAGACGGCTCGCCCCTTCCCTGCGCAGATCGTGATACCGTAAGTCACTAATCTCAAGCGCATTGCGCACTCGCTGAAACCCCGCGGAAACGCTCCTTTCGTTGTATGGAAATACCCGATCTTCGGTGCGAGGTTGTCGCATAACAATGTCCCAAGCGCCGCCAAGCAGCGGCACTAACATGTGGTTGCCAGTTTTCTTTCGCGGATCTTTTCGGTCGCGCACGATAACCGCTTTCTGTTCGACGACTAAATCACTCCATAATATTTTGCAAACCTCGCCAATGCGCATACAGCTCAGCACACTAAAATCGAGTATGTCCACAAACGGAATTGGATTTACAACTCCATGCTCGATCGCACGCTTGTTTCTTTCGATAAGTCCGGCCCTTATCTTTTCAAGTTCCTTTGTTGCTGGCCGGCGGCTTCGTTTAGTGGATTTGGCAATAAGCCTTTCGGCATATAATGCTGGATATGCATCCACGACAATTGATTCATTAGTCTTAACGCCAAACGATGCTGGGGCCATCCTAAGTACCCAACGCAAGTAGCTAACATCGTGACTGATAGTCGCGGGCCCAGCATTCGCTGACCGGTCGCGGCAATGTTCAACTATATCGTTTGGAGTCAGTTCGGCGGCGACCTTTTGTCCGATGTCGCAATCAGCCAACAGCTCAAGTACGAACCTTTTAGTCCTGCCAAATTCGAATCCACCCTTTAAGAACTTATCGATTAGCTCGCGTAGAAGGATCGTATCTTGTTTTGGCTTGATGCCCTCGCGCTCAAGCCTGGCGACCTCTTGTTTACCCCACGCATCAGCAGTGTCACTGCGTGAGAAAGTTCGCGATTTGTTGTAAACTAGCACGCCTTTATCTTTGGCTTTCACAGTGCACACATATCGAGGTGTGCCGTTTTTAGCCGGTCTCGGCTTCACAGTGTAATAGGCCATTTTGTATACCCGTCCCATTTTCTTGTATACCTATCTGTATACCTGAATACCTGAAAATGGTCAAAAATGGTTAAAAATAAGCAGGATTCGTAATTGAACACGCAAACGCCGAAAACAGTCGCAGCCTTAGAAACCCAAGGAACACAGGCAAAAACTCTAGATCACCGCTTTTCCGTTGCCCCTATGCTGGATTGGACTGACCGCCATTCGCGGTACATGTATCGACTTATCAGCAAACACGCAGTGCTCTATACGGAAATGGTAACTACCGGAGCCATTTTGTTCGGTAAAGGTGATTATTTAGCATTCAACGATGAAGAGCACCCTGTTGTTGTGCAGCTTGGCGGGTCAGATCCCAAAGCCATGGCAGAATGCGCCAAACGTTGCGAAGAGCGTGGCTATGATGCTGTGAACATTAACGTTGGATGTCCATCAGACAGAGTACAAAACGGTATGTTTGGGGCTTGTTTGATGGCAAATCCTGCGCTCGTTGCAGATTGTGTGCAAGCCATGCGGGATGTCGTCAACATACCTATCACCGTAAAAACTCGCATTGGGATTGATGATTCGGATGAATACCAATTTCTGCAAGATTTTGTCGGTAAGGTCTCAGAGGCTGGATGCACGGACTTTACGATTCATGCAAGAAAAGCCTGGTTAAACGGTTTGAGCCCTAAGGAGAACCGAGATATACCGCCTCTGAATTATGAACGTGTCTATCAATTAAAAAAGGACTTCCCGCAGCTCCAAATTTCCATAAATGGCGGCATTAAAACCATAGCGGATAGTTTGGAACACCTGCGCCATTTAGATGGCGTCATGATCGGACGTGAAGTGTATCAAAACCCGATGTTTCTGGCTCAAGTCGATTCCGCTATCTACAACAGTTCGGAAAGAACTCCAAGCGCTGTTGAAGTCGTAGAGAAAATGCTCCCATACATTGAGCGACAAATGCTGCAAGGTGCTCGCTTTTGGCATATCGCTCGGCATATGTTGGGGTTGTTTATCGAAGTACCCGGCGCACGACAATGGCGACGTCATTTAAGTGAAAATGGTCACAAACAAGATGCAACCATTCAAGTGCTGTCGGACGCCCTATCCTTTGTTAGCAAAAAACACTAAATTTTAGTGTTTTTTGCTACCCACCAAATTAACACAATATTTCACCAAGTCATGGAAAACGACAAATAGGAGATATAAATCTTATATTTCAATGACTTAGAATGAAAACACAAATTGGCACGCCCTTTGATATAGCTATGTGGTCAAACGACAACTTAACTGAACTCTTAAGGAAAATGTCATGAAAAAATTAGCTTTAGTCGCCATCAGCTTATTTGCAATCACTTCAGGCCAAGCAAATGCGTCACCGATTGAAGATGTTAGTGCAGCTGTAGTTACTGCAGTTTCCGCCGAACTAAGTCAGGTTACCTCTTCGATTCAAACCCAAGTGCAACAATCAATCAGTGAATCTGTTGAAGCCTTCTTTACTGAAAAAGCTCAATCCTCAGCAACTGCCGAAAGTACAGACGAGTCGGAGGAGTAATGTTGTTTCTACCACAGCTGTTTGGACTTTTTCTGATGCCTGTGGCCAGCATCATTGTGCTGGCTCAGGTTTGGAGCTGGTTGCTCCCACCAACGGATATCCCCGCAAAAACCCGGTCTTAACACACCGGGTTTTCTTTTTCCTTTCTTAGGAGCATCGACATTAACGACTCGGCTCTACACGCTCGACCTGTCAACACCAAACACCAAACACCAAACACCAAACACCAAACACCAAACACC